TCCTCGTCCTCGTCCTCGTCCTCGTCCTCTTCTTCTTCCTCGTCCTCTTCGGCCTCACCAGCTTCGGGGAACTCAGGCAGGTCCTCGCCTTCGTTGGCAGCTTCCGCGGCCTCGTCGTACCAGTCCTGCGCTTCCTCAGACAGTGTGTCCCAATCTTCCTCGTCGACCTTTGCGAGAGCCTTTACTACACGCAATAGGAAGGCCTGCATCTTCTCTTTGGCCTTGCGTTTGATCTTCGGAATTACTGCGAGGATCTCGTCCATCGCTGTCTTTGTGTCAGCACCTTTTTTACGTCTTGCCATTGTAATACTCCTGGTTGGTCTTAAATAGGGGTCGCCCCCACGTGTCTATCTATACGCTGCTGGCTGGCCTAATCCCAGTCCTTGTCAGCAGTCCATTGTCCGTACGAGTTTGCAGTCTCCCAAACACGCACGCGCAATATGTCAAATCCGTTGTCGGCTGCATCACCAATACTCTGCAAATGCATGGCCGTATAGCTTGCAAACTTCTCGGCCGTAGGGTTCCACGGAAAAGTTACAACCTTCTGCGGAGTGCCGTCTGCGGCGGTGGCCATCAAGTACGGAGCCTGTAGCGTCGGCACAAGCGGATCCTCTATCGACAGCACAAGTGCATGGTCGAAGGGATCGTATATCACTGCACGCATAGCTGCCTTCAAATCCCCGAAGTCTATGCTGATGCCGTTTGCCTGTGTTCCTCTGCCGTCCAGTGCGGCCGTCACTTCCCACTTGTAACTGTGGCCGTGTATGCTGGCGCACTTGCCGACATAGTCTATCAGCCTGTGCGCAGTTTCCGTCGTCATTGTTTTGCAGACCACTATGCCTGCCATTAGTTCAGTCCTCATCACGTTCCTCCAAGTACTGTTTGGTGTACTCCAACAAATTTACTTTCCGATAATCAAATCCCAACAACCTGCATAAGAATTGGTTGCCGTCCTCTTTTCGTTTTCCTTCCCGCTCCCAACTTTGTGCTATGACCCCCAGCATGGCCGTATCCATGTTCGACAACAGTGTCAAAACTTGCCGCACTTCTTCGGGAGCCTCCTCCAACAGTATTTCCAAGTTGGCCGTGTCCTCTCCACCTAACAGTTTCTCCTCGTAAGGTATCGGGTCAGTGTCGTCCTGCATCTCAGTAAAACAAACAAGGCGCCGTAGCCGATTACTGCTGTTGGCAAGGTCGGTAATGCAGTTGGCCAAGGCACGTTTGTACAGTGCCATGAACCAACGTGGGTTATTGACCTTGCCCTCATACTTATTCGACACCTCGGCAAACTTGACATAGGCTTCCTGGTAAGCATCTTCGAAGGACATTATGCGAACAAACCGCCACAGGTTTTTATGCAGTGCCTTTACCACGTAGCCTTCGATCGCACCTTCCCACTGCGGCCTATACTTTGAGCGCTTTCCTTTTCCTTTTGTGGCCGCGTATTGGTAACCGATCCGCTTTCGCAATAGCAAGCGGCGCCCTGTAGTGTTTCGGTTTGCTAAACATTTTCGTTCCACTTTCGATCGCCCTCTTCTTCAACTCAATGTTGTGCCGTATGCGAATAAAATCTCCTGCTATGGCATCGGTCACAAGTTTGTTGATGCGTGGCAGGTGTTTCTTCACCCATGCTAACGGCCAGATTTGAAACTCCACTCCATGCTTCCTTCCTGCGGCCGGCATCTCTACTCCGAACATATCGTAATACCCTAAGTAGAAAAACCTGTGATGGCCTAGGCCTGTTTCTTTCTTGTCCCACAGTTGTGCCCTACCGATGTAGGGCGAGTTTGCAAACTTCTCATGAAACTGCCGCAGTGCGGCTTCCGATACTCCCTCTCTCATCTCGCCTCCTCGTTCTCTGCTATCTCTATGGCCTGCTTCGGTGTCAAATCCCCGGGGTCTTTGTCGCCTTCCAAATACTGGACGCGCTAACAGGATAATAAACTCGTCGTACAACTCGCGCAGGCCGTAAAGTAGATCCTGCTGCGCCGGCTCCATGTTCATATTGAACAGGCCTACCGCACGTATGCCGACTTTGTAATTGTAGTAATCCATTTTGAAAACGTCGAAAGCACCCTCCACAATGTAGAGCTTGGCGCCTTCCCTGTTTGCATTGTCGAAATTATAGATGCAGTCCTTCACCTGCTTTACAGACTCGGCCGCTTCCAATGCTCGATACCTAAGCTTGGCATCCTTGTAGATGCTACGGCCGAGGTAGGTTTGCATTACGTCGTTCTCATACACCGGGACAACTATCCGATCTGCGTAATCGCCGTTGATGGCAAAGTGCAAGTCGTAACGCCTGGCCACCCTGCGAATGTCGCGTACCGGGAAACCTCGGCCAGTGTGCAGATAGTTGACTGCGCGTTGCTGCGCACGGGTTCTGCCCGTCAACTTGTGCATGTACGGGTCAAACGCGCATGACTCGGAATGGGGAGCGCTCTCAGCCGTTTCGACGCCCTCTGTCAGGCTCGACAGCGCTTTGTCGTAGTCATCGGGCTGCACTGCTATTGACTCGCCCTCTTGTGCTGCACGTCGAGCCTCTGCTTGGGAAAGCCCTGTCAGCTTTACAAGCAATTTCGACAGCAGACGTCCGCGGTGCTGCGCGCTCCTCCAGCAACCCCAAAACCCTGAGGCCAAGTTTATTCCTAAGTGGTGAGAGTGGTCCTCAATGCCGCACCATGGACACTGGATATTGATGTTGCCCTTTGCAACGTTCGGCCCGCTCTCAACAAACTCGATGTTATAACTTTCTAATAGCCTTTTTATGTCGGCCGCCATGCATTAGCTCCTTGTACAAATTCCTGCCCTCTTTTAAGTAGGCCAGTATGTCTTCCTCCACGCTCCCCTTAATGATGGGGTCGCTATAATACACGTGACGGGAGGAACTGTCACGCCTGCGAATTCGGTACTCCGTTTGCTTCCGCTCGATGGGGGAAACAGGGGACTCGTAAAAGTGCATGTACGGAGCGACTTGGTAGTTGCCTCCCGTGCCACCACTGCGCCAGTTCATAACTAGGAACCGGTGCTTCGAGTCCTTCCTAAAATTAGTGTAGGCCGCCCGCTTGTCCTTAGTTGCTCCGTTGAGCGTAAGGTAAGGGAGGCCGAGTTCTTTTAGCGTGCGCTCAATAAGCAGGCCGCTGTAAACAAACTCATGCACAACGATCCCCTTAACATCCAGCGGCACCTGCTCCGCAAAGGATTCCAGTGCGGCCAGCTTCGGATTGTTCGGCAGCTCTATTTGGATCTTGTCGCTGTCCTCGTCCTTGTAGCTAATAAAGCCCGAGCATATCATCCGCAGCCGCACCCAGTTGTTCTCCAAGTCGTCGTTACGGGTGGCATGCTGCAAGGCCTCAAGCGCTTCGTTGTAATGCGTGGACAATGCTTTCTCAGGCCGTAGCAAAATCTTTGTGGCTCGGCGCTTCGGCATGTCACCTATCTCGCTGTCGCCGTAGTAGATAGAGCGGTGTCGTATTGCGGCCTGGAACTCTTGCTTCTGTCGTTTGTCAAACGTGTAGTCCTTGCCGCCCCAGTAATTGTTTTTCTCAGTAAAGTAGGCCGCCCTAAACAAGCCGAGCGTCGTGCCAATGCTATCTCCCTTGTCGCACAGTAAGAACTCGGCCCACAAGTCCTCAGGGTTGCGGCCGAATGCCGTGCCAGTGCTACCGTAGTGGAAGGGAGTGTGCTTTGAAATGTATTTGCAAATTCTGTACGTGACCGACTTGTGGTTCTTGCACTTGTGGATCTCGTCGTAGGCCGCCCAGTCGATAACTTTGCAGAGGCGCTTAACCAAACGCTCGTCGGGCATTTGTTTGTGCCGGCCTTTGTGCTTAACCTTCTTCGTGCACATGGCGCGGATGCCTGCATAGCTGCATATGAAAACATGCGCGTCGCTTTCCTCAAGCTGCTGCCAACGCTGCTTGGTACTACCTACCAGCGTTTGAACTTTGAACTGTGGAGTGTGTACGGCCGCGTCGTCCTCAAGTGCAAACACGTTCACATCGTTCAGCGCAAGTATTAAAGCCTTGTTGGCTTGGCCTAGTCGGCGTCGGTATGCAAACGCTTCCAGCATTATGCGCGTCTTGCCTGTGCCCATGTTGAGGAATAGTAGGAAGCCGTCGAACAGGCAAAACAGTAGCAGGCCTACTAACTGGTGATGCCAGTGCTTGAAGGATGACGTTATGCGCGGCCGTACCGGGAGCGCTCGGAGTTCGTCTAGTAGATCTTCCCGGCGCCATTGCTTGAGGAACGTCCAGTCCTCCAAATCCCTGTTGAGGAAGTCGGCCAGTGCTTTCTTAGCGATTGTCATTGTGCGTTTTCTACTTCGTTCCAATAGTCCTTGCGTGCACCTAGCCTTACCGAGTCCAAAGCAAACTGGCCAGACGTGTACGCTTGCGAAATAAGTATTTCCTGACCGCTGCTCTCGTCCCGTGCTTTAACAACAAACAACCTGGCCAAGTTCAATTCCTTCTCTTCCTTGGTTTGGTTGTAGCTGATGATGTTGTCGCTTATTGCGGCCTTGCTGTAGTCCTCTGCAAAATGCTTCATGGTTAGGAGCCTGCTGTCCTCTCCCGACCTGTTGCTTTGCGACGCTGTTGCTACTGCTATGTTCTGTTCCACTGCAAGGCCGCGTAGGTCCTTGTAGACTCGGCCAGTGTCCACCCTAACGTTCAGCGAGTCAATTTTCATGAGGTCGGCATAGTCCACTATCATTATGTCCGGCTCGAAGCCTTCCTCCAGTTCCAACATTTCGAGGTAAGCATACAGGCCGTCTGTTGTAAGCTGGTTGGTCGGGAACTGCTTGACCAGTATGCGTTCAAACTTCTTACCGAACGAGGCCGAGCGTGTTGTTAGTCGCTTGCGTGCTTTGGGATCCAACAGCGACGGTCGCTTGCGTTGCTGTTTAAAGCGCAGGCCAGTAAACCTTCCCGACTTGTCCACTTCGATAATCGGTACTTTGAAAGACTCCGGCCTGCGTGTCATTGAGAAGAACGATTGCACATAGCGCCTGGCCACCTTCTCCTCAGACATCTCAAGCGTAATGTGCAAGACGTTCTTGCGCTGCAAGGCCGCAAACTTTCCGATAGCCATTAGCCACCACGTCTTGCCCCTGTTCGGCGGCGCAAGAACTGTGAACAGCTCTCCGGGTGCAGGACAGATGCCATCCCTGTCCAGCGGACCTATGCCAGTCTTTATCAATTCGACTTGCGGGTCGTACAGTGTGTGGCTTTGTATTGCGGCCGCAACGGACAGGCCTTTCTCAAATACAGAGATGCGACGCTTGACCCCCTCTGTGATAATTCGCTCGGCAGCGTCCAGCTTTCCTTGTTGCAGTTCAGCAGCGGCAAGAATTATGCTGCGTCTAATGCTCTGCTGCCTGACAAACGACTGTAGCTGGTCCAGCACATACTTACGATTGATCCCGTCCTTCGTGCTGTACAGGTCGTTTAACAGGGACTCGTACATACGTGCTTCGGAGCGTTTACCAGCCAGCCGATCCTCTAGCAAATCCGGCAGGTGTTCGGCCACCGCTTTCTTGTACTTGCGAAAGTATGCCGTAGCAATGTCTGCAACGTGTCGGTAGACGGCCGACTCAAATAGTTCGGGCTCTATTGCAGCTATTACAACAGGGCAGGCCTCAGCGTCGAAACAAAGCAGCGTGAGGATGTTTTCTTGCAGCGCTCCAGAGAGCTTGTCTTTGACTGCCATGCTAAGTGGCCAGCCTCATCATCGCTTTGTGAAAGTCGTCCTTAAAGTTCATGCCATACTTGTCGCAAAGCTTTTGAAACTTGGCCGCGTTGTATCGGATAGCAGAGGCCGGGACAGTAGGAGGATCTTCGACAAGCGGAAACGGGAAGGTGTTGAGGTCGGTGCGTAGTTTTATATCTGTCCTGCGCACGCGCCACTTCTTGTAGATCTCCTTGTCCGTCATTTTGTTTAGCACGGCCTTGTACGACGTTACATCTCCCACGCCCTTAATCCCAGGCACGCCGTTGTGGGATCCTTTCAATGCTATGCAGCGAGGCCAGTACTTCGGATGGATACCGGGATAGTCTTCGGCAAAGTCTTTGCGGCCGTACAGTCCTCCCGTCTTGCAGAGGAATACTCGGCCTGTAAGTAGTTGGTAGAAGTCCGAGTCGTTGGACATTATGAAAATCTGTTTGTACCGAACACTGGACCGCCTGCATATGTGTCCGATGAAATCGTCGGCCTCAAATCCTTCCGTGCATGCTACCGGGAAATGAAACTTGGCAAACATTTTGGTAAGCAGAGAACGCGACGTTGATATCTGCTTCATCCGATCCTCGTCAAAGGGGTCGGCCTTCCGATCCGATTTGTACTTCGGATAGAACTTGGTTCGGTAGTATGGCTTGGTATCGTGGCAAACAATAATGCGGTCTATGCCGTATCGGTTAACGGTACTGCATATCATATCTATTGCGCCGAACAGGCCGCCTGTAAACTGGCCTTCGAAAGATAGCGAGTCGTGTGCAAACACGCTGCGAAAAAGTAGATTGTTGAAATCCACTAACAGTAGTTTCTTCTTATCCATTGCGCCCTCACTCTTTAATGCGTTTTAAGTATTCCTCGCGACCTAACGTGGCCTTCGTAAAGTCTACTCCTCCTTCCTCCTCGTCCCGAAAGCTGACCGGGAAGATAGCCTTGTGCATTTGCAAATTGTAACCGACACCGATTTGGTCCATGCCGCTTTTCTTCATCGCATCAAACAAATCTGCGGGCGACCAGTCCCCTCCCTCTAGTGGGGAGAAATA